GGAATAGATACTGAGTTTTTCAATTATAAAGGTAAACAATTACCTTTAGATATTTGTACAAATACGACAGGTAATGAATGGGCATATAAAACTAAAGGTTTCCACATGGATATTAACGCAAGTGCTATCACAATATCGGACTTTTATGCGACGAGTGGTACAACAGCGTTCTATACAGGTGACGCACCTTTTGTGAATGACCCTCAAAGTGAGGATAACCCTTACTATAGATTATTTGCACGTAAGTTTACTTTATTAGTTGCTGGTGGATTCGATGGATGGGACATCTATAGAGAAACTAGAACAAATAGTGATAGGTTCGTGTTAGGTAGGTCAGGATACTTGAAAGGTTCTTGTTCATCCATAAAATACCCAACGGCATCGGGATGGGGAGCATTTAAACAGATAACTGTAGGTGATAATACACAAGGTTACGGTAATACTGATTATTACGCTTACTTATTAGGTCAAAGAACTTTTGAAAATCCTGAAGCTGTAAATATAAATATATTCGCAACACCGGGTATTGATTATCTTAATAATTCTGACTTAGTAGAACAGAGTATAGATATGATAGAAAACGATAGAGCGGATTCAATTTATATCGCAACGACACCTGATTATAATCTATTTACACCAACAACGGGTATTCAATCAGATATTATTTACCCTCAAGAGGCTGTAGATAATTTAGATGATACAGGTATAGATTCTAATTATACGGCAACTTACTACCCATGGGTATTAACTAGAGATAGTGTGAATAACACTCAAATCTATTTACCACCAACGGCTGAAGTTGTTAAGAATTTAGCTCTAACCGATAATATTGCATTCCCTTGGTTCGCTGCGGCGGGTTACACAAGAGGTATAGTTAACGCAATTAAAGCGAGAAAGAAACTAACTCAAGAAGATAGAGATGTACTTTATCAAGGTAGAATTAATCCGATAGCAACATTCTCCGATGTGGGAACAGTTATTTGGGGTAATAAAACCTTACAAATTAGAGAAAGTGCTTTGGATAGAATTAACGTTAGAAGATTGTTGTTACAAGCACGTAAGTTGATATCGGCGGTTTCTGTTAGACTATTATTCGAACAGAACGATGATAAAGTAAGACAAGATTTCTTAGATGCTGTTAATCCTATCTTAGATGCTATTAGAAGAGATAGAGGTATATACGACTTTAGAGTAACTGTCTCATCTGACGCATCTGACTTGGATAGAAATCAAATGACAGGTAGTATTTATATCAAACCTACTAAGTCATTAGAATTCATTGACATAACGTTCTATATAACACCTGCGGGAGCATCGTTCGAGAACATTTAATAATTAATACTAAAGGTGGGGTTTTAAATAACTCCACCTTTTATTTATATAATATGAAAACAAATAAAAACATTTTAGAAGGTATTGACGAAGAAGGAACTCCGGATATGAAGTATTATGCTTTTGATTGGGACGATAATATTATGAATATGCCGACAAAAATTATATTAAAAGACGACGAAGGTAATGAAGTGGGTATGTCCACTGAAGATTTTGCCGAATATAGGACTTTAATAGGTAAAGAAGATTTCGACTATGAAGGTCATAAAATTGTTGGTTTTGGTGATGACCCGTTTAGAAATTTCGGAGTTAAAGGTGATAAAAAATTTATAATTGACTCTATGTTAGCGTCTGTAGGTCCGGCTTGGCCTGATTTTGTAGAAGCAATTAACAATGGCTCAATTTTTTCCATTATAACTGCGAGAGGTCATACCCCATCAATTTTAAAAGAAGCTTGTTATAATTTAATTGTTTCTAATCACAATGGTATAGATTCAAGTGAATTGGTAAAAAACTTGGAAAAATTTAGAGATATTAGCGGACAAGAGAAGATTTCTAAGAAAGATATGATAAGGGAGTACTTAGACTTGTGTCGTTTTCATCCTGTAAGTTATGGAGAAGGTTCGGCAACTGACCCTGAAGAAGGTAAAGTTAAGGCTTTACGTAAATTCATTGAACATATTAAATTAATCTCTAAAGAAATTAAAAAAAGAGCTTTTCTTAAAAACAAAGTTTCAAACAATTTTACTCCGACAGTTGGTTTCTCGGATGATGACATACGTAATGTTGAGGTCATAAAAGATAGGTTTAAAGACGAACCTATGGTAAAAACATATTCAACTGCAGGTGGAATTAAAAAACCTTATTAAATATTTTTTAACAGTATGTAATATATTACTAGTTAATTATATATTTATAAATAAGAAAAATAAATTTAAGTATTAGTTATTATAGTTCTAGTTAGAGAATATTTTAAAAAAAAATAAAGTAAATAGAAAAATTTCAAATAACTTATATTTATATAAGAAATTAAAAGATAAACAAAAATATTAAATAGAAAAAACAAATGGCTGATTTATTAATGAAAATGCCCATACCATACGAACCAAAAAGACAAAATAGGTTCGTTCTGAGATTTCCATCATCTCTGGGGATAAATGAATGGTTCGTAGAGTCTACATCAAGACCTAAAATAACTGTTGGCGCAACAGAGATACAATTCTTGAATACATCAACATTCGTAGCGGGAAGATTTAATTGGGAAGCCCTTAATGTTACATTTAGAGACCCAATAGGACCTTCGGCATCACAAGCTTTAATGGAATGGGTTAGATTGTGTGCGGAATCTGTTACAGGACGTATGGGATATGCTGCGGGATACAAAAAAAATGTTGACTTAGAGTTATTAGACCCAACAGGTGTTGTTGTTGAAAAATGGATATTAGAGGGTACTTTCTTAACCTCAACTGATTTCGGGACACTTGATTATAAATCAGATGCTATTGCTAGTATTACAGCGACTATGAGAATGGACCGTTGTGTTTTAGTATACTAAACCAAAAAAAAAATAAACTTAATTTAAAAACCTGTACTTTGTATGGGTTTTTTTTTATATTTTATAGTAATATCATTTATAATTGATAAAAGTGAATTATAATTGTGTTAAAGAAATTTTATATGGATGATAACTTAATAAAGGCTGGTACTGAAAACTTTAGTTTACCACACGATGTTGTAAAGTTTCCCACAGGAGGTAAATTTTATAAAAACAAAAAAAAATCAATCAAAGTAGGGTATCTAACTGCGAGTGATGAAAATATGTTACTTAATGCTTTAGAGAATAATGCATCTGAGTTGACATACCAATTACTACGTAGTAAGATATATGAACCTGACGTTAGACCTGAAGATTTACTTAATCAAGATATTGAGTCAATATTGTTATTTTTACGTAACACATCTTTTGGTCCTGACTATGTTTTTAAATTAAAAGACCCGGGAACGTCAAAAATGTTTGAACAGACGGTCACATTAGACGAACTTGATATAAATAAACCTGATGTTGAACCAACCGAAGAAGGGTGTTTTATTGTAAAATTACCTAAATCAGACGTTACTGTTAAGATTAAACCAATAACTTTTGGTGAAAATCGTGAATTGGAATCACAAAAGAAAAAATATCCGTTGGGTAGAGTAGCACCTGTGGTCAATTGGAGATTGGAAAAACAAATTGTCGAATTAAATGGTAATACCGATAAAGGTGAAATTAGTAAGTTTATTAGTGAAATGCCTATATTTGATTCTAAGTTTATTAGAAACTTTTTAAATAAAAACGTCCCGTCCTTGGACTTAAGAAGGAAAATTTACGCCCCATCAGGAGAATTAGTGACATCCGATGTTACTTTTGGGGTGGAGTTTTTTCGGCCTTTCTTCTAGTCATAGGCAAAATCTGCTCGAGGAGTTCTACCTTATTAATAAGTTTATTACTTTATCGATGAAAGACTTTAACGAATTACCTACATATGGTAGGAGATATATTTTAAATAGAATAATAGAAGATAATACACCAAAGAGTTAAAATTACTTTTTGGTGTATTTATGTTATATAGAAAAAGTTAACTATGGCCGATAATCCACTTTCAGCAAAAAATTTAGAAGAGTTATTTAAAAACTCTCTTTTACCCAGTGCCGATAGGTTAAAAGAAAAGATTATTGAAATAGACAACGCTGCTTTTCAAGTTAACAAGACGTTTGGATTAGCCGGTGAACAGGTTATGGCTATTAAATCTACGTTAACCGGAGCCGTTAGTGAGGTTGAAAGGTTAGGTGGTCAAATGTCGGACGTGAAAAATATCATAAGTGGTATTGGTTCGGAATTAGGTAGAAGTTTAATAATAGAATCTGATGCTATTGCAGATTTGTATGCTGCAACTGAAATC